AAAGATTTAGAAAGTGTCCGTGCATCTATCCCTCTTTCAAAATGGAATGCACAATACATGCAGAATCCTACAGGAGAAGAAGGAGCATTAATCAAACGTGAATGGTGGCAGGACTGGGAATCAGATAGTCTTCCTCCACTAGAACATGTCATACAATCATATGATACAGCGTTCATGAAAAAGGAAACAGCGGATTACTCAGCGATAACTACTTGGGGAGTATTCACTCCAAATGAAGATAGTGGTCAATGTTTAATATTAGTAGATGCAATCAAAGGACGGTATGAGTTTCCAGAACTTCGTCGTATTGCATTAGATCAGTACGGCTACTGGAATCCGGAAACAGTGATCATTGAAGGAAAAGCTTCAGGGCTTCCATTAACATATGAGTTGCGAAAAGCAGGGATACCTGTTATAAATTACACTCCCTCTAAAGGTAACGATAAACATACGAGGGTAAACAGCGTTTCGCCGTTGTTTGAGTCAGGACGTATATACGCTCCAAAAGAGATGGAGTTCGCACAAGAAGTAATTGAAGAGTGCGCTGCATTTCCATATGGAGACCACGATGATTTAGTGGACTCGATGACTCAGGCAGTGATGAGATTTAGACAAGGTGGTTTGATTCAACATCCAGAAGACTATGAAGATGAACCAATGCCACAGAAACAAAGGACATATTATTAATGGATGAGATCATCAAAAAAATTCCAAAAGTAGGTAAGATCTATAAAACAGTTGAAGAGGCTTATGGCGCTTTACTAAAAGGTTTTAGATCTATTGAAAAAAGAGATCCTAATGCAATTGAAAATAAAATGATTCAAGCGGAAGCTGAAAACAAAATTAAATCCCAAGGGGATAACATTTCTATTTTTCCAGAAGAAAAACAAAAAGGAATCGTGAGCGTGAGTCAGGCTCCAGGGATGATTAAGACCGGTGAAGTATTAGATGTATCATTTAAACCAGGTTTAGATAAAAGGGGTAAAAGAGTTGAAGAGTCTCCGAGTCAGGCAACAGGGCCTGATCTTGAATCTGGTATAATTAGAACAGATGTGTTTGATGATTTTGGTGATGTAACAATTGAAGGTCAAGGTGATAAATTAAGAAGTATCATGGGTGAAAAAAATATCAATCAATACATCAAAGAAATGAACGACAAAAAATTATTTAGAGCTGAAGGTATTATTAAAAAATTAGGCGCTAAAACAGATAAACAAAAAATGTTTGTAGCAGATATTGTTGATGATATTAAACAAGGAGTTTATCAACGTAATGATGTAGGTGCTTCAATCAAATCTCATATGTATGATGATTTATTAGAGCAAGGTCTTGATGATGATACTGTATTAAATATTATGTATAGGGATACAGAAGCAGATGACTTTTCAACTACGATGGCAAAAATAAAAGGTAATGCAAAAGATAAAGGTATTAATATTGACGACACTGTAGATTTTTACGAAAATACATATTATGAAGTAGGTAAACCAAGAGACTTAAAAGCATATGGTGGTCGTATGGGTTTTGCTGATGGACCTGATGATCCTAAGAAAAAATCAATTGTTAAAAAAATACCAAAGGTTGGTAAAGTAGTATCTGGAATAGAATCTTTAAAAGGTGCTATTAGTACAATTATGAACAGATTTGGTAAAGATGCAATCACAACTGCAGACAAAATTGATCAGCCAGAAAAAACTACACAACAATTAATTTCTGAGTTTGAAGCTAGAAATAAACCTGATGTAATTAAAATGGAATCTAGAGAAATTTTAGATGTACCCCCAGTGCCAGAAGGTTTTAAATTAAGTAAAGAAAAACTAATGGCTAAGTTTCCAGAATTAGATGAAGCATTTGCAGATGAGATGATGAATATGGATAAAGACACAGTAGGTCGATTAATTAAAATGTTAGAGAACAGAAGACTAGATCCAGAAGCTTACGATAGATTACTAGAAAAATTTGGTGACACCTTAGAGTTTCAAGGTGAGTTTGATAAATATATTAGAAGAAAAAAGAATGCTGAAGGCGGTCTACAATATTTAATGGGAATGTAACATGGAGATCGGAAAATTTAAATTAGCAAAAGCTGATCTCGTAAGACCACCCAATAAACCAGCTCAAGAACAGATCATCCCAAAACAAAAACCCTATACTGAAAAAGTATTTAAACTAGAAGTAGATGACTTTATAAAAGGTTTTATTGGTGGCTTTCCAAAAGATGAAATGCTTTTAAAAATACAAAGTGTTTTAGATAAAGCTGTCGATGCAGGAGCCATAGAACCTCAAGAGGGTATAAAATATTTAAGAGAAAGGAAACAACAGCTCGTAGATTTTGCAAGAGAGAACTACGGTCAAGAGTTACCAGGTATTGAAGAAGATAGAAATAACTTTGCAATAGGTGGTGGTGTAATTGAAGGAGAAAATCTTGGATCAAGAGAAGGTTTTGCTGGACCAACTTTAATTAAAACTGGAGAGAATAAAGGTAAATATAAAGTTAGATATAGAGACGAAAAGTTTGGTAAAAGAAAATCAGGTACAGGATTTAATGAAGGTAATGAAATATTTAATACAAAAGAAGAAGCTGAAAAATTTTATAATAATAGACAAGCTAAAATGTCAGAATTCAAAGCTTCAGGTCAGAAAACAAAAATTTTAAATCAAACAGAACAAATAAATAGTTTCGTAAATAACTTTTTTGATAATAACATAAATAAATATGGTGTTAGAGATTACGATAAATTTGAAAAAGATTTAATAAAAGAATTTAAAAAATCTAAAATTTCATCTCTTGGAGAAAAAGGAAGAAATATTTTAAGACATGGTTTACCAAATATTGGAGCAAAAGATTCTAATATACCTTTTGAAAAATATAATTCAGGGGTTTATTTTAGTCAGGGAGATAAACCAGAACAAGCTTATAAAAATTTTTTTAAAAAATTATTTTATTCTGGCAAGATGGAAACAGATCCAATTCTTAGAAAGAGAGTGGGAGAATATTTAGATTATTATAATGTAGATAAAAAATTTTATGGAGATGGTTCACCTATAGATAGAGGAGGATTAAAAAGACAATATTCAGACACTTTAGATAATTTAAGAGATGTTATGTTTATTTTAGGGGATGATAAAGTAGGGACAGGTAAATTTAGGTCTAATATTATTAGAAATTATTTTCCAGATTCTATGGACAAATATATTAATAAAAAAAATAGATCTTCTGTTATTTACGATGAGAAACTAAAACAAATAGAAAGTAAACTAACCCCAGAACAATTAAAAAAAGTTTTAGGTGGAGAGACTTCTATAAAAAATTTTATGACCAAACAGTCAGATCTTTTAAAAGAAATATTTGACGTATCTACCTTAGATTCAGGTTTAAAATTTAACTTAGATCATGCAGAAGGAATAGCAGAAATAGCTAAAATGGATAAACCTCAAGACATTATGCGAGCACTAAACAATTTAGTAGGAATGACTTCTGCAAGAAACTATGAGCTAGGTTGGAGAGGTTATTCAACAAAAAGAAAAGCTTTATTAAATAATATTAATCAAGGGATAGATGTAGATAAAAACTTACAGGAATTAAATGATTTAACTAAATCAGTTTATCCGGAAGTAAAAGGTAAAGATGCATATAAAATGGTTAACAATAAAATAGTTCCAACAAAAGATTTTAATTTTACCTACCAACCTGAAAACGCTTTTAAACAATACTTTACAGAATTAACTTCAACTCCAAAATCTTTGGAGGTTCTAAAATCTCAATATGAAACAAATCCTAAGTTTAAAGAGTTTATTCAAAAAGACCCAGAACTAACATCTAAGATAGATGAAACATATAATAAAATGATTGATGTCTTTCAAAATCCAAAATTTAAATCAATATTAAAAAACTCAGGTCTTACTTTAAGAGGACTAGGTCAAATGAGAAAAGGAAACATACCAGGTTTTTTAAGTACCATGGAAAAGCTAATGCAAAAAAACCCTGATCTTAGAGCTGAGTTAGAATATGATTTTTCTGATATTCAAAATCAATATGCATCAGCATCTATGATGTCTGATGTAGTTCCCATTGAAAGAAAAGAAACTCCACCAGAAGGAACTACTGAAGGTGGATCTGCAGCTGCTGCAGGAAGTGCTTTATTATTTGGAAAATATTTACCTCAAATATTAAAAGGCACTTTAAAAACCGTTGGATCAGCTCCTACCGCTTTAACATTTGCAGGAATGACTACAAAAGAAGGAATGGATGAAGGAAAAACTTTTGCAGACGCTGTAACAGAACCTTTAGTTGGAGCAGAATTATTGTATCCCGAATTATTTAAAAAAGCTGGCCTTGGCTTCAATGCTTTAAATAAACTGGCTCGTGTAACTAGTCCAGCTGGAATAGCTATTACAGGAGGAGGTGTTTTAAAAAATGTTATAACAGATTCAGAACCCAACCTTCTTATTGATAGAGAAACAGGTGAGCCAAAAACATTTGAAAGAGAAGATGCTTCTTTTGTAATGCCTACAATGATAGACATGAATGAACAAGCCTATAAATTATCTAAAGAAAAAGGTATTCCGTATGAAGAAGCTTTTAAACAATTAGGAGAAAAAAGAACTTTTGCAGAAGGTATAGAATCTTTAAAAGAAAAATATGCAATAGGTGGTAGAGTAAACTTTGCAGATGGACCCGAAGATCCTAAAAAAAGAAAGTTTATGAAGATCATGGGTGGACTTGCGTCTATACCCTTACTTGGAAGATTTATTGATGTTGCAACAACCGCACCAAAAGTAGCTGAAACAGTTAAAAGAACTGCTGAAGGTATCCCTGATTTTTTAACTGATCTTATTGCTAAAGTTAAATTAAAAGCTGAAGCAACGGGAATGAAATATTTTACTGGTAAAAGAGCAGATGAATTTGCAAACGTTTATCAAGCAGATAATTATGTTGTTACGGAGCAAGGTAATAAAACAATTATTAGAGAAATAGATCAAGATGGAGATATGCTCTACAAAGAAAATCAAATAGAGATAGAAGTAGACCCTGAGACCGGAGGCGTGACTTACACTGAGGCAAGCGCAAAACCTGATGCAGAAGGCAAACTTAAAGATGTTGAAGAATACATTGAAGACAATGATTTAGAAAACATGCGAAAATACACTTATGACGAATAAGTATCCAAAGAAACACCTATTACCCCCTGAGTCCGGACCCCTGCCTCAGGGCTTGAATATTAAGTACAATACTGTTACAACAGTCAAACAATCTGGAGAAAAAATAAATGGCCGATATAGACAAAGCGCTTCCAAACGAAGTCAGAAAAGAATTTGAAATACCTGGTGAAGAAGAGATTCAAGAACAGGTAGTTGAAGAAGTATCAGAGCAACAAGATGCTCCTGGTCCAGTTGAAGTTCAAGAAAACGAAGATGGTTCAGTTGATATTAATTTAGATCCTGCTGCAGCATCACCTGAAGGTGGTGACGAGCATTATGCAAATCTTGCAGACTTTTTACCTGATGATGTTCTTGGAAGACTTGCATCTAATTTAACAAATAAATATCAAGAATATGTTTCAAGTAGAAAAGATTGGGAAAAAACTTATACACAAGGACTAGATCTTTTAGGTTTTAAATATGATAATAGAACAGAACCATTTAGTGGTGCATCAGGTGCAACTCACCCAGTATTAGCAGAAGCAGTTACACAGTTTCAAGCATTAGCTTATAAAGAATTACTTCCAGCAGATGGACCGGTTAGAACACAAATCATTGGATTGCAAACTCCAGAAAAAGTTCAACAGGCATCACGTGTAAAAGATTTTATGAATTATCAAATCATGGATCAGATGAAAGAATACGAACCTGAGTTTGATTCT